CCCTCTCAAAGGAGAGTAGATTTCTCTACTCTCTATTTATATCTCCTGTATCGGAGATTTATTGTCAAATTAACAATTATTTTAGGTTACCAACAATAAATTTACGGTAGTAAACGTTGCTGTTGTTAACAAGAGCACCAAGACCTTGTGTTGGACCTTGAGCAAATGGGTTTGCTACTAGACCATAACGTGTCTTGAAACCAATTTTTGGTTGGTATGTGTTTGGATCAATTGCACGTACCATTTGTAGAGGAACGTATGGGCAATAGAATAGACCAGCGTCATATGCTACATTACCCTTGTATCCTGTTACAACGTAGTCAGCACCAGCGACAGAATATGGATCAACATATACTTTTACGCGACCGAATAGAGTACCAGCAAAAGTATTGCCTGTATCGTCAACGGTTAAGTTGGTGTTGTTAGTTAGAGCTGATTGATAGTCTAGAAGACCTGACATTGCTAATGCTGATGCCACATCTGTTGAACAGATGATCATGTTGCCCTTTCCTCTACGGGTGTCTTTTGCAATTTTGTTAGCTTCACGTTCGATTTGGAAGATCAACCCTTTATAGGTTTCTACTTGCCAACGACCGTAGGTGTCACCACCTGAAGTTGCTAAGTTGAATAGACCTGGAACTGCTGAGAATTGTGAACCAATTACAGAAGTTGCGTAGATTGTACGAACAACTTCACGATTGATTTCAGCAAGAATTTCTGTTGAAAGAATATTTGCTAATTCTGTTTCAGCGTCTAAGCCATGAACTGCTTTAAGGTCTTGTGCCAATTCGATGGTGTAAGCTGCTTGTAAGCCACGTGTGTTAGCTGTAACAGTTACTTTTTCGATTGAGAAGCCCATTTGGTTCATGGTTGTGCCACCACCAAGATCTTCGCCAATACCGTTAGGGAAGCCATAGCCAGTATTTGCTAATTCAAAGCTTTGTGTATTGCCTGTGTTAGCATTTGCACCTGGATTTACAGTTGTGCTTAATACTGAATGCTTACCGTTACCTGAGTATGCAGTATTTGCTTCGTTATATAAAGCTTCTGGATAAACAGCTAAGTTTGAGTTAGCATTTGCGTAGATTGAACGCATTGCGAAGATCAAACCAGTTGGACCTGTCATTGGCTGAACGCCGCAGATGTCATAAGCCATTAGGTTTGGTAATGAACGACGAACCAAGCTGATTAGGATTGGATCGAAACCAGCAACTGGACCACCAGCTGTTGCTGCTGTACCATAACCGCCTGTACCAGCTGAGTTTGGTGGAATTGTTTCGTTAAGAATGCCAGCTTCTTCACGAAGTGCTTTCTCTTGGTTTTCTAGGATAACTGCAGTAACGGCACGACGATATGGGTCAGTGATTTTTGGCATATCTTCGTGGTCCAATACTGGAGTCCACTTTTTTTGAATTGATTCTGATAAATACATTTCTTTTTCCTTATTGTTGTAGAGTTCTATTACACTGGATTTGTGCGTTTAATTGCACGAACATATGCATCCATTGCTGGAGATAGTTCTTCAGTAACCACAGGCTCATTAGCTTCTGCTAATTGTACTTGTTTAGTTGCTGTTGTAGTTTTCACCTTAGTTGGTTCAGATGAAATATAGCTTTCGCGAATAATTTCCATCTTCTTCACGTATTCACCCTCTGTGGTGAACTCTACACCCTCTGCGAGTGCTTTTACTTTCTCAGCTTGAGTGGCGGTGAGACCTTCACAAACTGAATTAATAATATCTGACTTTGTTGATTCAACAATAGCTTTTGCAAGCTCAATGTTTTTGTTTAGAGCTTCGTTTAACTTAGCTTCTAATTGTGCATTTTCTTCTGCCATTGCTTCAAGAACGTCAACTTTTTCTTCTGGAACTTCAATATTATGTTCCACGAAAAGTGATCTTAAACCAGCCATAAATTCTTCAGCGATTTCAGTTTTTAAGCCAGTTTCGATTGCTACTTCATTTTGAGCAACCCATTCTTCAACCATATAGTTTAAGTATGCGTCAACTTGTTCTTCTAGATCTGCTTTAACTTCTTCAATTGATTCTTCAGCTGCAGCTAG